TCTAGAAGCAGACGCTGGTAGCATGGTAACAGCAGAAGATGTTCAAGACGAACAAAAATTTATGGATAAATTTAAAGGGTTATTACCTGAAAATTTTGATTTTAAAACTGCTGCAATTAAAGGACTTATATCTTCTGCAATTGGTCAACCTTTATTTCTTGCTATCGATATTTTAAAAGGAATAGTCCCTCAAAGAGATCCTAAACAAAATGCATTAGACGAATTGTATGATGTTAAAGATGGAACAATACAAAGTGGTCTTATGCAAGGTTATAACCCTGTATCAGGTAATCCTTTAGATCCAAATTACGGACTACAAGATGCCTATCAGAAAAGAATTGAGACAATAGAAAAAACATTAGCAAATAAATATTCTGATGGAGATTATACTGACACTGAATTAGACGAAAGACTTGCAGAGTTAAAAGCGGCAAAAGAAAAAGAAAAATCTATATTAGATAACCTACAATATGGAAACGCAGAAGAAATAAAAGATGGTATCGATGCAGCTGACGATGATTCAGAAGATGATATGCTTGATGCGCTTGAACCAGAGGATATCGACGATGCTTCTGACGGTGATCTATCAAACCCTGGCGGTGGAATAGATATTTCAGGCATAGAAGCAGAAGATGAAGAAGAAGATTTAGAAGAAGATTTAGTTGATGTTGAAGCAATTCAAGCCAATATAAAAAAAGCAGAAAAAGCAAAAGCAGATAAAGCAAAAGAAGCAGAAATTGAAGCAAATCAACAAAAGGCTAAAGAAGAAGCTGATAGGATTCAAAATGAGAAAAAAGCAGCAAAAGCAGTAGCAGATAAAGCTAAAGCAGCAAAAGAAGCAGAAATTGAAGCAAATCAACAAAAGGCTAAAGAAGAAGCTGATAGGATTCAAAATGAGAAAAAAGCAGCAAAAGCATTAGCAGATAAAGCTAAAGCAGAAGAAGACATGCAACAAAAAATAAAAGATGCTGAAGAAGCACAAAAACAAAAAGAACAAAACGATTATAACGATAAAATAGAAAAAGCAATAGAAGAGGCAAAAAAAGATCCAACCAGTGGTATGGGCAGTTGTTTCATAGCAGGTACTAAAGTTACTATGGCTGATGGCACACTTAAAAATATTGAAGATGTTGAAGTTGGAGATAAAGTAAAAGGACACAAAGAAGAAAACACAGTTATTAAACTAGATCCTACTTTACTAGCAGATAGAAAATTATATTCATTTAATAATAATGAACATTACTTCTTTACTTCAGAACACCCATTCATGACTGAAGAAGGTTGGAAATCTATCAAACCAGAAAAAACAAAAGAACGTGATGGTATAGAACTTTACAAACAATTAAAAGGTGAATTAAAAGTTGGTGATAAACTTGTAACAGATAATGATTCAATTGAAATTACAGATATTAAATCAAAAGAAATGAACAATCCTGAAATGCCTTTATATAATTTTAACGTTTCAAATGATAGTTCATATATTGCTGATGATTATGTGGTTCACAACAAGGGTTGTTTTATTAAAGGAACTTTAATTACAATGGCGGATGGAACTACTAAACCAGTAGAGCAAGTTGATCTTGGAGATGAAGTTGCAGTAGGTGGTAAAGTATTTGCAGTGGGTAGATTTTTAAATACAGAATTATATGAATACAAGGGTATCAAAGTATCTGGTAGTCACATGGTAAATGAAGATGGTACTTGGATGAGAGTTAGAGATACTAAACATGGTAAATCACTAGGTGATGATCAAAACACTGTTTATGTATTTGGTTCTGAAAATAGAAGAATTTTAATTAATGGTATTTTATTTACAGATTATTTTGAAGTAAATGAACAAGACATGTTAATGAATGATGAAAAAGATTTTTTTAATAATTCTAAAAAATATGGAAAAGTTATCGACGAACACAATGTTGAAATTTTAAATGCAAACTAGAAAATGGAATTTAGATACTGATTATAAGTATCTAGTTAAATGGTGGAAACAACATGAATTTGGAGTAGTCCCAAAAAATTGTTTACCTCCTACGGGTATTATAATTAGTCAAGATAACAAACCTGTATGTGCAGGAGGGATTTATTTTGGCGCTGGTACAAAATTTGCTTTTATGGAGTGGATTGTAGTTGATAAAGAAACTGGTTTAAAAACAGCGCATAATGCTTTAAAATTATGTGTAGAGGAACTTATAAAAATGGCAAAAGAAAACGACATAGATTTATTATATACAGTGACGGCAGATAAATCTTTGCAAAAAAGATACCTTAAATATCATGGGTTATCTGTTGCAGAAAAAAGTGCTACTACTTTTTTAAAAAATATTTCTAAAAAAAACTACGCTGATTTAGATTGGATTACAGATGGCATCTAAAGACGCTCTTCAAAAAATAGAATCCCACGAAAAACTTTGTAGAATCATGCAGAAACAAACTCACGATAAAATTTTAAAACTAGAGCGACAAATCAATAGAGTAGAAAGTATTTTATTGGTGTCAGTGGGTACGTTAGTTGCAGGCATGGCTAGTGTTATAGCAATGTTAATTGCTAAAATTTGAGCGCGTTACGCGTATATCCTATAATTTCTTATATTGTGGTGGTTTTTAATTTAACGGCCAATGAAAACATAGGGATTCGAAAAAACCGAATCAAATTCGCTCGTTAGAGCAAGACACCACCACGTTGCCTTTTAGATGAACTTCGATCCCTATTCATAAAACTCTATATCCAATCTTTTAATTCTTCACCCATAACTTTAGATGCAATATTAATTTTATTACGTAAAGCTTTTACAATTCTTTCATCTACAGTGTCTTTACATATTATATCAATATAAGTCATAGGATATTTTTGACCAATACGATCAATTCTAGCCTCACTTTGTGTTCTAAATTCTAGGTTATAACCATTAGAGAAATAAATCATGGTGCTAGCTGCAGTTAGTGTGATACCAAAACCACCTGTTGCAGGTGTGCCAACAAAAAATCTACATTTAGGATCGTCTTGAAATTTTTTAATGTTTTCTTGTCTTATATCTTTTGGAGTCAAGCCATAATAATCGACAACAGAACCTTCTCCGTATTCTTTAGTTATGGCTTTTATAATTTGTGCAATGTCTTTTTGCCAATGACCCCATATAACAACTTTACCTTCTATTTCACTTAATACATCAACTAATTCTGTAATACGGTTGTTAGGTATGTCTTGCGTTGTACCATCATCTGCTGTAAAATGTCCGCACGTTATTTGTTGCAATCGCATTAGTTGAGTCATTACAGTTGTTGTACTAACCATCTTACCATTTAAAACTGCAAGTGCTTTTTCTTTCATTTGTTTATATAGTTTTTCTTGATCTGGACTTAGTTGTACAATACGTTTAACAAAAGTTTTTTCAGGTAAATCTAAACAATCATCTTTTAATACTCTGTACGAAAAAGGCTCTAATTTAGCGGATAATTCACCTAAATTATGATAGCCAACAACAATTTGTACGGATCTACCATTAAAATTAGCATTCTTCATAATTGCATATCTAGTTCTAAAACCATAATAAGATGCATGACCTAATAACCATGGATCTAAAAATTGACATTGCGTGTATAAATCTAAAGGTGACTTTGTAACTGGAGAACCTGTAAGTATTCTTCTGTACTTAGAATGTTTAGCTAACCCTAAAATATTTTTAGTTCTTTTTGCAGTAGGGTTTTTAATTGTAGTAGACTCATCAATTGCAATCAATGTATTGTGGCAGCTTAAAAATTTACTAGCAAAATCTACACCTTTTTTAGTAGAAAAAGATTCTACATTCATAATTAAAATATGTAATTCTTCACCTGTTTCAAACAAAGTATTTAATTTTTTTTCTTGTGTTTTATTAATCATAGCTTGCCACAAAACCATTTTTTTATCTATGTGGTCTACAAGGTGAGTAGGTATTTCAGAGTCATGCCAGTTTTGATAAACACCTTTAGGTGCTATAATTAACAAGCCATTAATTTTACCTTTATCGTAAAGCATAGATACATTATCTATTAATACTTTAGATTTACCTGTACCCATTTCCATAAAATAGGCATAAGCTTCTTTGTTCCATGACTTTTCCAACGCTTTTAATTGATGCGCGTATGGCTTAGTCTTAAATTTATAATTAATCATTTTATTTCTTCTTTCTGGTTGACAAGTTAACATTAATGAGTATATTGTCAAGCATGAAAGAAAATATATCGCAAAATGAGCCTATTGTTTATTTGTTACAAGAGGTACCCGGTACTAAAATTGGTCGTCCAAAATATAATATTATTGGCGCTCAAAAATTTGGTGAGATAAAAGTTCTCTTACGTGAGGACACCCAAATTGTTAGGAGCCCGGGTCCGATAACTTATCAACTTAGAAGGTTACTAAAAGATTATACAGATAAAGATTATTTATTATTATCTGGAGATCCAAAAGTAATTGGTCTAGCAATAGCGGTCGCATGTGATATAAATAATGGAAAGTACACTACGTTAACTTGGGATAGACAAGAGAAAATGTATTACCCGACCGAGTTCAACATACATGAAAGAGGAGAAATAAATGAGCAAGATAAATTATGAAGAAGACAGAGTACAATCAGTAACGCAAGCTGATGACGCTAAAACTTTATCTGATAAAGTTATAGAGTTAAAAAATTTAGAAGATGAAATTCAAAACGCAGAAGAAAGCGTTTCTAAATTAAAAGAAAAAGCGAAAACATTATCACAATTTGAAATACCAGTGATGATGGAAGAAATGCATATTACAAAATTAAAGCTGAAAGATGGTGAATCTGTAGAGATTAAAAAAATCTATGGTGCATCAATTCCTCCTCAACATCAGGAGCAAGCTTTTACATGGCTTCGAGAGAACGGCCTTGGTGATATTATTAAAAATGATATTACCGTTACCTTTGGCCGGGGCGAAGACAACAAGGCGAGCGAATACGCAACCCTTGCACAAGGTCAGGGGTTTGAACCCGTCCAGAAAATTGGCGTTCATCCCCAGACACTTAAAGCAGTAGTTAGGGAGCGTCTCGAATCTGGACAAGAGATGCCCTCTGACATAATTAAAACTTACGCAGGTAACAGTACAAAAATAACTAGGAGATAAATATGAGTGACGAGAAACAAGTAGCAGTAAAAGAAGAAGCAGGATTACCTTCATCAGTTTTGTTTGAAGATGATGCTGCATCAGGTTTTGAGAATGTAAAGACAAGTAGTTTGGCTTTACCCATCTTAAAACTTTTACAAAATGGTTCTGGAGAAGCACAAAAACGTAATCAAAATTATGTTGAAGGTGCAGATCCTGGAATGCTTTTAAATACAGTAACTAAAAAACTGTACAATGGAGCAGAAGGAGTAACAGTTATTCCTTGCCACTATAAACTAGAGTATCAAGAATGGGCAGATTTTGGAACTGGTTCAGGTAGACCAGAAAACATTTTTGCAGATGGTTCTGATATTTTAGCACAAACAACCCAAGATGGCGGCGGTAAAGATAGACTAGAAAACGGTCATTACATCTTAACTGTTGGTCAACACTATGTGTTGATAATTGGAGATGATGGTTCTGCTGAGCAGGCTTTAATTTCTATGAGTTCATCGCAGGGTAAAATAAGTAGAAAATGGAACTCTATGATGATGTCCATTTCATTAGATGGAAAGAACGGTCCTTATACACCGCCATCATTTAGCCATGCTTATAAACTATCCACTGTCTTAAATTCTGGCAAAGGTAATCAATGGTATGGTTACAACGTAGTCAAAGATGGTCCGGTAACGGATGCAAATTTGTACGAACGTGCCAAAACGTTTTACACAAGCTTAGCCGGCAAGTAGTGTGAATTTGGGCGGTAGAGGGAGACTGAAGCCGCCCATACAACAGAGTGGATATGACAGAACTAGAAAAATTTATAAATATATTTGAAGGCTTAAATAGTGCCTATGGTCAAACTGTAAAAACAGATCAGTTTAGCGAAAAAGGTAAGCACAAAACTAAGTCATTCACAATTAAAAATGATGTAACTAAAAAGTTATGGGAAGAGCACCTTAAAGGTAGCGATCCTGGACTTGGTATTGTTCCAATCAATCAAGACAATAAATGTAAATGGGGTTGTATAGATATTGATACATATCCTTTTGATCATAAAAAATTTATAGCAAAACTAAAAGAAAAAAACATACCTATGATTGTGTGTCGATCTAAATCTGGTGGTGCTCATGCTTTTATTTTTACAAAACAATTTGTACCAGCAGCTGTAATGAGAGCAAAATTAAAATTGATTGCATCAGCAATGGGTTTTGCAGGTGCAGAAATATTTCCTAAACAAGATTATATAAGAGTAGATAGAGGCGACACCGGCAGTTTTTTAAACTTACCTTATCATGCGCATGAGAGAACTGTAAGATATGCTTATGGCATTGAAGGCAATGTATTATCATTAGAGGAGTTTTTTGAAGTACATGAGAATACTGCATTAGATGAAACAAAAATAAATGAATTAAAAATAGCTGCAGACAAAGAAGAGAAAGATGATTTTAAAGGCATGCCACCATGTTTAGTTACATTATTAAGTGATGGTGTACCAGATGGTCAAAGAAATAATTGTATGTACAATGTTGGAGTCTATCTTAAAAAAAGATATCCAGATAAAGATGAATGGCAAGGACATATGTTTACTTACAACAAACAATTTATGGACCCACCATTAGATGCAAACGAAATAAATACATTGATAGGATCTTTAGATAGCAAAGACTATCAATATAAATGTAAAGATGAACCTATTCATAGTTTCTGTGATGCAAAAAAATGTGCATTAAGAGAGTTTGGTGTAGGAGATAATGCACCAACACCAGAGATATCAGAGATTAGAAAATATGATTCTGATCCACCAATATACTTTGCAACTATTGATGGTGAAAGTGTTGAGGTAGATGATATTACATTACATGATCCAGAGAAATTTTCATTAGCATGTATGAATCAAATTGGTAAACCAATGATGCCAGTTGCTAAAAATATGTGGCGTAGATTATTAATTAAATTATTTGCAACTTTAGAAATTATACCTGCACCGGATTCATCTAAACTAGATGTACAGTTGAGAGAAATATTGGCAGATTACATAAACAAAACACCTGGAAAAGAATTAAAAGATGTGATGAGAGGTATTGCGTTTACAGATCCTGATGGTTTTACATATTTTAAATTTAAAGACTTTTGGAAGTTTTTATTAAAAACTAAATCATGGGCAGAGAAAACTTACCCTAAACAAAAGACAATGAGATTTTTAGAATCTTTGTTTGAAGCAGAAGAAGCTACACCTAAAGTAGGTACAAAAACAATTAGACTATTAAAAATGCCTACAGTTAAATTAGATAGGCCTAACCCTAGAACAACGAAAGTAGAAAAATCACCATGGCTATAGTAAAGAAGATAATGGGACCACCAGGTACCGGTAAAACATATAGACTAGTAAACCATTATTTAAAAAAAGAATTAGAAGAACATAAAACTAATCCTGAAAATATTGCATACATTACATTTAGTAGAGCTGCAGCAGAAGAAGCAGAAGAAAGAATCACAGAGTTATTCCCTAATTCTAAATTAAAATACATATCAACCATGCATGCTATGGGTATGAGACAATCAAATATTGATGCCAATACTCAATTATTAACTGGTAAAAAATGGAATAGATTTAAACAACAGTATCTAGAATGGCAAAACACATCTTTTGAAACTACAATTGATGCATCAGGTAACCCTAGATATCAAAATACACATTTACAAATTATACAATACTCAAGATCTAAATTAATATCTATTGAAGATGCTGCTGTAGAGTTACAGAAACACCATGACATAGACGTTGATTCTACAATACAATTAGAAACAGATTTAAAATCATTCAAAGAAGGGACCAATATGGTTGAGTTCTATGATATGATTAACAAGTTTGTTGAGGAAGATCGATGTCCTCCACTCGATGTCATCTTCCTCGATGAAGCCCAAGACCTTAGTGCACATCAATGGAAATGTTTTGATTACATAAAATCAAAATGTCAACGAGCCTACATGGCAGGTGATGATGACCAAACTATCTATGGGTTTCAAGGTGCTGATGCTAATTGTTTTATGGCACAAGAAGGTGAGAGAGATGACCAAGAAATATCTCGTCGAGTACCTAGAAGCGTGCATCAAGAAGCAATCAAAATATTAAATCAATTAACTACTCGGATAGATAAGAAATGGGTACCAAGAGATGCAGAAGGTAATGTTTATAAAAATTATACATTAGATGAGATTGATTTTTCTGCAGGTAATTGGATGATACTAGCTAGAACAAATAAACTTCTTATAAATATATCAGAGCATTTTTATTCTTTAGGTATTAGATTTAAATCTAAAACAAATACTAGACTACCTAACTCTGTTGTTGAAGCATACCAAGTTTGGGTGAGGTTAAATCAAGGAGCATTTGTATCTGGAGAAGAGGCACAAACAGTCTATCAATATTTACTGGTTAAGAAGGGGCATGTAGCGAGAGGCTTTTCTGATGGTAAAAGTTTACAGAATGAAAAAAGTGTTGATCTAATTAAATTAAAACAAAACCATGGTTTATTAATAGAAGGTGATTGGCAACAATTAAATATACCAGAGCAGTATAAAGAATACATGCAAACCTTGCTAGAACGTGGTGATGATTTAATGAAGAAACCAAATATAGAACTACTTACATTACATGGATCTAAAGGTAAAGAATGCGAAAACGTTTGTTTGTTTCCAGACTATGGCACAGAAGGACAAGATGAATTTATATATCGTGGTGCATATGAAGATCCTGATCCAGAACATAGGTTATTTTTTGTAGGCACAACTAGAGCAAAAGAAAATTTATATCTGATGCAGCCTACGTCCGATTATTATTACACAATAGGAGAACCCATAGTATGAACCCAGCAGCAGCGGATTTATTTTTTTTATTAATGTTAACTTTTTATTTTGCAAATAGAATATTTATAGGAGGAGTAATATGAAAACATATGACAAACAAATAGGTGGAAACCATTACCAAAAATATAAAATACAGCCAAGCAAGTTTGTAATAGAGAACAAATTGCTTTACCCGGAAGGGTGTGCTATAAAGTACATCATAAGACATAGAGACAAAGGAAAGAAACAAGACTTAGAAAAAGCAATACACTTTATAGAAATGATAATTGAAAGGGATTACAAATAATGTTTGAAGCACCTACTGAATGGATAAGTCCAGAGTCATTCCCTGATTTAAAAGACCACAAATATATAGCAATTGACTTAGAAACAAGGGATCCAAATTTAAAATCACGAGGTTCTGGAGCATTAGTTGGTGATGGAGAAATTGTAGGGATAGCTGTAGCTGTAGAAGGTTGGTCTGGATATTATTCTTTTGGACATGCAGAAGGTAATTTTTTTGACAAAGCAGCTGTAATGGGTTGGATAAAAGAAGTGTGTGCTTTACCAAATGTAAAATTATTTCACAACGCAATGTATGACGTGTGTTGGTTAAGAGCATACGGTGTACAAATCAATGGCCACATTGTTGATACAATGGTCATGGCATCATTAATAGATGAGAATAGATTTCATTACTCATTAAATAGTTTATCCATAGATTATCTTGGACAAGTTAAAGATGAAACATCACTACGTGCTGCAGCAGACAAAGCAGGCATAGATGCCAAAGCAGAGATGTGGAAATTACCTGCAATGTATGTTGGAAAATATGCTGAAAAAGATGCTGAGTTAACATTATCTTTGTTTAAAAAATTATCAGTTGAGATTAAAAAACAAGAACTTACAAAAGTATTTGATCTTGAGACACAATTGTTTCCGTGTCTTATAGATATGAAATTTAAAGGCGTTCGTGTGGACGTTCAAAAAGCTCATACAATAAAGAAACAGCTAGCATCACAAGAAGAAAGCTTACTCCTAGAAGTAAAAAAAGACACAGGAATAGAACCTCAGATATGGGCAGCAAGAAGTATTGCAAAAGTTTTTGATAAACTTGGTTTAAGTTATGTAAGAACTGCAAAAACACAGGCACCTTCTTTCACTAAAAATTTTCTTCAAGAACATAAAAATCCAATCGTTAATAAGATAGCAAAAGCTAGAGAGATTAACAAGGCCCATACTACATTTATTGATACAATTATTAAACATCAACATAAAGGTAGAATACATGCGGATATAAACCCTATTAGAGGCGATAGTGGAGGCACTGTAACAGGTAGATTCTCATACTCTAATCCTAATCTCCAACAGATTCCAGCGAGGAACAAGCAGATAGGACCTATGATTAGATCGTTATTTCTTCCAGAAGAAAACCATACTTGGGGTTGTTTTGATTACTCTCAACAAGAACCAAGATTAGTAGTTCACTACGCAGCCACAAAGTTTAAAGGTGATGAAGAAGTTACAGATATTGTAGAGAAATTTCAAAACAATTCTGTAGATTTCCACCAAGCTGTTGCAAACATGGCAAACATATCTAGAACAGAAGCTAAAACAATTAACCTTGGATTGTTTTATGGTATGGGTAAAGCTAAACTACAAGCAGAGTTAGGTATATCTACAAAAGATGAAGCATCAAAATTATTTAATAAATACCACGATAGTGTACCTTTTGTAAAAGATTTATCTGATGCAATATCTAGAGATGGAGCAGCTTTTGGTTACATAAAAACTTTTGGAGGTAGAAGATGTAGATTTAATAAATGGGAAATTGCAGAATGGAACGCAGGTAAACTTGTGCCACCTACAAGTAAAGCAGATGCAGAAGCTGCGTATTTTAAAAAATATCCAAAAGCAACTACAGCTAATATTAGAAGGGCTATGACTTACAAAGCGTTAAATAAATTAATACAGGGATCAGCAGCAGATATGACTAAACAAGCTATGTTAGATTTATATAGAGAAGGCATTGTACCACACATACAAATACACGATGAATTGGACATTTCTGTAAAATCACCAGAGCAAGCTAAGAAAATTATTGAGATTATGGAGAATGCTGTTACATTAAAGATCCCCAATAAAGTTGATTATGAACATGGAAATAGTTGGGGAGAAATAAATGGATAATTATTATGGCTTACCTAAACGCAAATATACCAGCAACCTACGCGCAAATAAGAAGAGAGTATTTATATGACTGTAAAAAACATCACGGAGAAGTTGAGGACTGCATTATCTTTGGGATCACATGCATGGGTGGTAGGGCTATTTTATGGCATGCTATCATGGAAAACGGCGCAATATTTT